CGTCCTATGCGCCTTAATTTGGGCGACATAGGGGGTGCTGGTTCAGTCAGCAAGTTTGAAGAGGCTGTTGACGAACTCATCCGAAGAATCAATCAAGCCGGACATCCCAAAGCCAAGAATAGCAACGGAGGGAGTGCCTTTAATCCACCTTCACTGTTCACCACAGACGCCGGAATATACACCGTCACTTCAACCGATACAGGTTCGCACATGGGCTATGTGAGAGCCTTTTTGGGACAACAGGTTGAGAGCCGAACTGGCGAAAAGGGTCTTTCAGTGGTTATCCACTGCACTGTTCCCGGTGCCACAGGTCGTGATTTTGCAGTATGGATCAACAACAATACCCCATATCCATATCGGCCTATCCAAGCCGTCGGTCATGGTGGGCTTGTAGCGTCCAATAGCCTTTCTTACCAAGCAAGTTCCTTTGCCGCACCACTGCCTTTGGGTATGGATGGAGAAACGCATGTCCCAATAACCACATTTCAAGGAGGTGTTCATGGAGCCGTGACTGACGCTGACGGGAACCTCCGTCAATATAGCGGAATAGGGCGAGAGTTTGCATTCAACACAGTCGCCCTGCCTCAATTTGAAGATGGCGACCTTATACCCGATTATGACCCCGAAGCCCAACCGACTCTCATGGTTCAGCGTAAAGCACTGGACATAATATACAGAATCAACCGGAAAATAAGCCGACAGAACAAGGGATTGATTTTGGTTGACGACAAACACTTAGGTGAGTTTGATGCAGTGGTTTCCGGCCCCGACAACATTTCAAACAGCAAAGTTTCGGGGGTTGGATCTTGTATGGGGCTGTTCAATTGCCAACCACTGGATAAGACGCTCGGCAAAAAATGGAAAGAATTGTTTTATGACAGCAGTGGCAAATTGAAAGAGGTGCCAATCAAATTGCTGAACCCGTTGATTGACGCAAACGCCATTCTATTCTTCGGTGGAGGGCACACTGGCGTCACCTTTGATGTCAGCGACGGCACAGACAACGATTACAGCGACTTTTACACTCACCATTATGCAAAGGGGCCGACTGGGTATAGTGGTTTTCAAAACCTACAAGAAGTGCAAACATCGGCGGCTGTGCTTGATTTCACCAAATTGAAGAACGCTGATACGGTGAACGAGAACACATATCGTGGACTCCATCACAGCAAATCCATTGTTGAAACGGGTGTCGTGCCAGCGGAGGGATTATTGGATAAAGAAACAGATGGTTGCCTTTGGTATGTCCGAATGAACGAACCTGCGTTGTATGCTGATCATGGCGCAAGCGGCAAGGAATTGGCTCTTGACGCAATACACGGTGTGAAATTAAAGGCGTTTGGCGACTTTGCGAATCAAGCACTTTTGGCGGGGCCAGCAACAGGAGATCCCGAATCAAAGGGCATTGACTTTCACGGGCACAGTGATGCAGGACTCATTTCACTTCATAAAATTGAAACATTAACCAACCCCGGTGGCCTCCCCACAGTCGCCTCGCTTGTGCCGCTGAAAAGCAACATGTTCGGTGCTTTTGGCTCATACGATGCCGCAAACGACGGGGCATATTCATTCTCATTCTTTTTCAATTCCGGCGACGCTACGGGGGGTGCTTGGAGTGGTGTTCACTATGGCAACGGCCCTGTGGTTCACGGTATTGACAGCACGACACGGGGATTCGGTGTTTCAGTCAATTCAAAACAGGGGAACTCAAATAGCGTTATGGACTTCTCAATAACGACATTCGTTCATACCGACATTGGGAACGGTAGCGTCACATATCAAATCACCAGCGATGTTCAAGCAAACCAACCAAAAGATGCTTGGTATCATGTAGTGGTGTCAAGGGCGTCGGGTGCCTCACAGCCACTAATTTACATTAACGGAATTGCAGTGAATGGGACAGGGGCGTCATTCATTAACCAAGTCGCTCTTTCATCGGCACCACACCTTCCTTTGGGCGTCGGTGTGGGATCTGCTTTGGGTGGTGGATATTACGGAAAAGCAAACAATATGTTGACTATTGGTGCCGGTTTGTTGCCGTGGACACCACCTACAAATTATCACCACGGAAAGAACGACCCAGCCTCCGCAAATGCGCCTGTTTATTTCAACGGTGCCCTAAGTGAAATCGCTATGTGGAATAAGGCACTCACACCCACCGAAGTCGCAACACTCTATAATGCGAGAACCGTGTGGTGATAACATGGCGGAGGTGCTGTCCTATGCGAAGCGGGAATATCCCGCCGCCTTGACTCCTATTGGTTCCGACAATGGAACCCCTGCGAGTGGGTATTTCAGCCTTCACTTTACCTATCCCGATACGGCCTATGAAGACCCTACATCCATGACTTTCGCAAAGGATGGAGTCAACCAATTGGGAATCAATTACATGATCAGAACCCCGCTGGCTGGTGATGCAACCAACGCCGCATCAATTGACAGTCCGGGTGAGGATGCACGCAACGGAACAAACACTGTTGTCATTGACCTCAAACGAGCCGCCGAAGCACACGCCGCATCAATCGCCGCAGGGGCAGTTATGCCCGCCAAAACCTTTGATTTGGGCACAGAAGAAGCGGCACGACTCATCGCCGCTACAATCAATTCAACACGCAACCGTCAAATCGGCGCACACTCTAATTCTCGTTATTTGCGGGCACGATATGTGAAAATGAGTGGGAGCAAGCAATACGGTGGTTGGTATTCAACAACACTTGGCCGTGGTCGGCTTTTGGGCTTTGAGAACGGACAGCGAATTGGGAGTGGAACGACATATTTGAAGCCAAACGGCAATTTTGCGACGAACCTGCATGAAATAAACACAAATGTTGGGGTCGGTGGCTATCTCTTGCCCAATGAACACCTATACACCACCGACAACCGATATATTGGACAGATCCTTGAAATCAGTGGCACTCGCATTCGGTTCTATGAACCAATCAAGGTGAACTTGACGGCTACCGATAGATTGAGAGGCGGCTGGCTACGCCTGTTGCAGTTTGGAACCACGACTAAGAGAAACACAGTAGCCGAGCAGTTTAACCATAACATCATGCCGACCGACATGCCAAAGCGTGGCACTATTGTCGGCAATCCAAACACGACACTCCAAGACAGTGCCAGTGCCCCTGTCAGCAATTACACCTTAACCTATGACGGCTGGGAAATTGTCAATGATAACGAAGTTCAATTCAACATCACCAAAGTGGAGTCAACGAGTGCGGTAAAGGACATCACCGACTCCATTGTCACAGACCCCACCCAACCTACATGGTTCGTGAACAACGACACAGAAGAACAACACACGGTTGTTGTTTCGTGGGAAATAGATGCCCCGACTGGTGGCGGCTATTGGGGCACGGCCAACGGTGGCCCTGTCGTTCAAGGACTCGGTGCCTCCCTCCCTGTTTGGTATTTGACGGCCAAACCAATGGACGGCGGGAACATGGGCTTGCCAGCCGCAAACGCTGATTCACGGGGTGCCAGCCCTTCAACACATACGACAGGACATGGGTATAGCCGGTTCTCCATTGAAGGACTTAATTCATGCTCACTGCCCGACATGCCGCCACCCGACAAGCCGTTTAACGGCCCAGTGGTCGCAGGTTCAACCGAAGCCGATCCGTTTCAGTGGACTGGACTAAACGACGCTTTGAATGCACACCAAGAGGACAACCTGTTAATCACTAAAAACGAGTTCGGAACTCAAATGGACGACGGAGGGCCGTTTCAAACCAATTGTATGGTTTCAACAAACGCTACACTCACCGGAGGAACCACGGTTAAAGCCCTCACACCAGCGACTAAGATTTCAGCCCATTTCAACGACGGTGATGTCATTTATGCCCCCGACGGGACTCCTTTAGGAACAATTGCCGAAGGGGGCGTCGCCGAAACCACCAGCACAGAACTGACTGTCATTGGCCCTAAAAATGTTGACAGTGGGGTGCGTGTTGATCATGGTTTTGGGCACACATTGAACGGCGATCCACCGCTTGGTGGAAACCGTTGCTACAACGCCTTCTTTTACTATGCGTGGGCACATGCAATCAATTCGTTAAGCACTTTGCGAACAGGGGGAGCCGCACCGAACTCCTATTATGAACCCGGAGATGAAATCACCGACAAATCCGACAATTTGATTGGCACAGTCCCTATTTGTCGGACTGTCAAGCGTCAAGCACCGGGGGCGGGCGGAATTGTTGGTTCTCTTGTGCATATTGCCGACGGAAACGATTTGTTTTCGGACGCAAACAGGGACATAAAATCCTTCACCGTTGACACCAACGACCCGAACTTGATTTATCATGTTGGTGAAAAATTGTATGCCGAGGATATTTATTACAAAACCACGGTGACGACGCAACCCACACCAGCGGGCGAACTGTTGCTTGCTATTGCCGGAGGTGATCCGACATCAGCCGGATATGACGGAACACGAATTAAACCACACGATAGGATTTACCTAAAAACCGTCGGGAATAGCATGGACTTGATTGGAACTGTAAAGGCTGTTGATGCAGGAATGATTACACTAAAGGAGGCGTCAGTGACTCCTTGTGGCGTAAATGAAGAACTCTATGTTCACTCTTACATTGGGACTATCAAAAGTATGCAGGAAACACAGCATAAAACAAGCGTGCATGGGTTCCTTAGCGGCACGGTCGCCATCAATTCAACGACAACATTGAACTTCTCAACCAATGACACCACTGTATTCACACGACGGGTATTGCCCGGTTCAAAATTGGAAAACGGTGTTGGGAGCCTTATCGGAACGGTCAGTTCTGTGGGGGACAGGGAAATTACACTTGAAGCCAATAACGCCATCCCTCTTACCGCTAACAGCATTCTCCATGTTCGGGGGAACAGCGAATGGGCAATTGAATTGGAAGATAAATTGCACTTTGACAACGGGGCAGGACATGAGTTCTTTAACGATGTAGCGAACACCACCGCAACAGGTCAATTTAGGCTAATTGACAATTTGAAATTGAGAGCCGAGTCTGTCAGTGCCCAAAGCATCACAGTTTCGGACGCTGGGGATTCGTCCCTTTCGGGCACTATCCTACGAGCCATCACGAATGATGAACGCCTATTCAGCCCTGCGGTGAATTATGAGGCTGGTGTCAATAATCAAGGTGCCCTTAACACCCCAGCACAGGGCTGGGCATACACAACATCACACCATAATGACGGCAACAATACCGGCTCTCGCCACCTCGTTGTCAAATCAACCGCTGGTGTGAAGAGTATTGACAACGAAGCCTACGGTGGAGCGTTGATGATGAACTATGCCGACCAAAATAGTGGGAACTCCGCAACATTGATTGGTTCGGATGGAAAAGAATACGGCACGATTGCGGGAGTATTGGATGAACGGGTTGTCACCGTTGGAGCGACAACCTACACCTACTCACGGATCTTATTGGCTACATGTGTTGCGGATATTCCCGAAGGAACCATTCTTCATCGGGCGGCACCAACCCTCACTCTCACCTCTCCAATTAGCGGAAACAACCTTTATCACGGCCAAATGCTGTTCAAAGGAAAGGACATTAACAAGTGGCAAGTCGCTCTTGAAAACGGGCATAAAATCAACAGCCGTTTCCCTAAATGGAATAACGCATACGGTGATCAGCACGAAGAAATTACAAGCCTCACCAATTCCGATGTTGTATTGAATAAGGCCATCGTCAAAAACGGACTAAAGAGTGAAGTCAGCACTATTACTGCCTCCACTGTTGCTCATACAGGCTCACAGGGATATGTGCATAGACCATTCCGAACGGTGCGGGCTGTCAACACCGAACGGGTCAAAGGATTGCACATTCCCAATGAAGCGATGGTTTGGGAGAACATAGAACTGGTGGACGACACTGGTGCTGAATTGACTCTTGAAGGCGGCTCTCCGTTTGGGACTGTGATAAAAGACTACAATTACAAACAAAACCGCATCGATCCTAAAACAAACACTGCCTCTTCGTTGCCTTCAACACCCGGCAGTGGTCTTGAACCGAACTTGGAAATCCAATTGCCATCACAAGATGAAATACCGGGCAACATCATTGTCCGTAGTGGGCACGACCGTGTGCAAGCATGGCGACACCTTTCATGGGGCATGGGTGGCCTAAGCATCCCTCGTCCCGATGAACCGGGTGTTATTGAGGCAAACCAAAGTCCATTCACTTCTGTGGCGAATCCAAACCTACAACACACCACAGCCGGAGAAGCCACGCAGTTTGACACAAACGACAGGGTTCTCCACTTTCACCCAGTGCGTATTTTGCACGACACCCTCACCTCTCAATTCGGCCTCTCATTGAACAACACACCCGGCGCAGTGCCCAGTGGTTCAACACGAATGTTTGCGGCACACCGCCTTTCCGATCACACCGAGCGTGGTTCAGTATTGCCCGAAACCCAAAACGGGGCAGTTCAAGCCAGCAACATACACGCTCACCACCGCATTCGCTTTGGTCGTCAAGGACACCACTTTGTTTCACCTATCACCATACGAGGAACGCCGATGTCCCTTCGTCGTCAATTGCACAGATCTCATGGTTCAGCGTATTCGTTGATGTTTGAAGCGGAAACGGAAAACAAGCACTTTGGTTTTCAATCGGGACATAATGACAGCGACGCAAACACATTCTATTTGGACACGATGGAGGTTAAATCGGGTAATGAAAACACTGGGTCGTTCAACGCAGATGGCCTACCACACGCCGAAATTGAGAACAACGGCTTGCCAAATCACCACCGATACTTCAACACCGCCCCAAATGACGGCTATGATGTTCTTTTAGCACCCGGTCAAGAGCATACAATGACCGAAGGCGGAATGGAGCAAGCCCACTTTGTAGCCTCAAATCACGGAAAGGAAGTAAGCAATTTTGGTGGTTATGGGAATGCAGGGCATAGTGCCACAGTGGCTTTAGAATTAGCAAGTTCAAGGGTTGTCAATAACCGCTTTACGGCTGGCGAAGAGTTCACCCTCAACGGGTTCTTTGTCAACCAATACTTGCTCATGGGCGGTCGCCCAAGACCAGCACTACGCTCACTCCCACACGAAAGAAGCCAAGTCGATCCATACGGCTACACCTACAACGGACACCCAGCAGGGTGGCATCAGCCCCGTGTCGGGACGGAACTGGCTACAACCCCCCCTCTTATCGCCCACGACCCCGAAATGGTGAATGCTTCGGCCACTCCTGTTCCTATCGTTGAAAGTCCATCCAACGACCAATCACACTTTACGCAAGTTTCGGAACACAACGACCTTGCGCTGGTTTCAGCCAGCAACACGAACTCCGGTGCTACGCCCGACGCATTCCTTTGCACATGGCTGGCCGAATACAGCCACCCTGCACTGTTCGGCACAAGCCGTGAGCAATACATGACATTCCGATACCGGACAGCCGGTATGCCGAAAGCCGTCAACAACCCAGCGGTTCGTGGTTTGATGTTGAGAAACGCACATTCAATCGGTTCTCAAACGACAGGGACACCAAAGGTCGCTATGCCGTTTGAACGCCTTTATGCTTTTCAATGGCTACAAAATTATGGCTACAATGGACTGAACGCAGGAGGTCATGGGACTAATTGGGGGACAAGAGCCGCCAGTGCTGTCCTCATGGGGCACTCCACTATCCGAGAGCCGCACGGAACTCTTGAACTGCGACCAAATTATGTGTATCATGCGTATGGAAGGCGGAAAAGTCGTGGTGAAGGTATTGGGGATGGACTCAACCCATACAAGGTCGTTTCAAGAACCATACTGGATCAAGGAGGAACCAATTCGCAAGTTTGGAACGAAGTCACCACCGTTGAGAACGCTATGGTTGCTGTGGATTGGAGCCGCCGATTGCCTGTGCGAGCATGGGGGTTCCGAACAGGCAGTGATGCACTGAATATGCTTGCTGGCGACCCTGCTGAAACACTCACCACTCAACAAAAAATACAAGCCTCCGGTCGTTTTGATGGAGGAAAACATGACACCATGAATACACTGCCTGTGGGCAACGACTGGCAAACACTGTCGGCCTATACGGGCGTTGAGCGAACAGTGCCGATTGGTGTTGTTATGAGCGAACATACGAACGAAGGGTATGACCTTGAAGGCTTCACACGCCTCTCCAACAAAGCGTGGGAGAAGGGTGAGAATCCGGCAGGTATGGGTCGTGTATTGGGTATGGAGGATGTTGGGCTTGTTAAGCCAAATGCTCTCCCAGCGGGTCTTGTTCACTCTCACCGAACCGATTTCACCACTGTGACGGGAACTTCGGCTAAGTTCCTTCATGCTAAATCACTGAACACTGGTTCAGATCCTATCATTGGCTTGAATCATCATAGTGGGGATGCCACTTTGGCCGCAGGTTCGGTTGAGGCTGTCAGTCAATCCAGTGCGTTTGGGGGTGGAAGCACCTTTATTCACCATAAAGGGAACAACCTACACCTTAACGCTCATCCTGTTGATCATAAGGTCAGCAGTGGGGATTTGACGCATTATCCATCACATGGCTGGGGCCGTTCTTTGAATATGAAGAATAAAAACGAAGCGGAAAGAGGAACTATGCCTATCCCGCTATCGGAAATCGCAGACCACCGACAAGTGCAATCCGACCTGTCCCCTCGTTTGGGTATGGTTGTTGAAACCGAAAGTGAGCGAACCACAGGAAAGAACGAGGAATACATCGTCACCAGCACCAAAGCCGTGTCTTTGCACAGCGACTTGGCTATCGGCCAACAGTTCCCATTAACCCCATCATGGGTTCAGCAAACAAAGTGGACAAAGTATGCTCAAGGGGGCGAAACAGCCGCCACTGGGCCGGATAATACATACGGTTCGCCGTTAGCACCAAACCAAATAGACCAAATGCCGCAGTGGAGTTTAGGCAGGGAAACGCTCTTTGACGCTCCTGCTAATTCCGACAGCGTGCGTATGTTTGACAGCAAAGGTGTTCAAGACCACTGGGCTGTTCGTGGTTGTGGCGATTTGCCAGCATGGGGCGGTGTGTATATTCTCCGTAAAACATGGCTTGAGCGACCCGAAAACGACAACAACCGTCGGAGTGTCATGCCTTATGATGCTGACGACCCCCTACATTCCCAAAACCCTGCGCCCGTGAATACTGTGGATCAACCTGTTCGTAAAACAGCCGACTACATCATGCGTATGGTTCGCCCTCTCAAAACATTCGGCTTTTCAACACGAAGGGACTGGGACAACGAAGATCATTTCACTCAAGACGGGTGGCTCTTAGGGGCGTATAACACCCTCACAGTCAGTGATAAAGCGCACCAGCCGTTCACCCGTGACAAACGATACGGTATGTTTGAGTTAAACCAAAGCAAAATGCCCGGAACACTTGAGCCTATCACATCCCGTGTTGATACTGCACCTACAATGGCTTGGCCCGACGCTAACGACAGGGATGTCACTTGGCACTTGATACCGAGCGCAAATATGCTTCAACATTTCAAGTCCGATGCCGCAAGAAGGGACGGAGAAGGAACATTGGTTCCTTCAATTGACCCCCGATACTCACAGACGACGCATCCGGGTGGAAAGCATGTAGTATCGCAGACTGAAACCCAATTCACCACTCAATCCAATTTGGCTATGATGGATCCGTATAACCGAAGAGGTGCTGATGAAAAGGTTGTCAAGGAACAAGCGGATTTGGCTATGACAACACTCGGCCCCAAACAAAAAATATCAATTGATGGGGGTTCTTACATGTATGTCAAGGACGCAACAGTGTTCCCTGCTACTGGAACGCTTGTTATCATCGGCCTCACGGGACAATTGACATACACTGCAAGGGATGAGCAAAGACTGACGATTTCAACCGATCCCTCGCTATCAACAGGCGAGTGTCACAGCACACCCGACCTTGCTGGGTATGAGGTTTATTTCGGCAAAAACGGTGCTTCAACAGCGGCCACAGTCGCCAACATCCACCCATCAAAACACTCGCTTGTAGTCGCCCCATCGTTCGTGGACAACGCTGTGTCAATGGGTCTTTCACTGCCGGATAAATGGGACGCTACTGACAGCACAGATACCCAAACATTCAGCCCCAACATCGCTTATCGGGGAATCGGGCATTATGAGCCATCGGATTTCAACATGCTAACACCCCAGCGTTTCGTGCTAAACGACGGGGCAAAAGAAGGAGTCATTTCGTATGCTAAAAGACCGGGAACTGGTGGTTTAAGCACAGTTTATGTTGACGGAAAGGCACTTGCCGTTGATTATTGCCCTCCATATTTGATTGATGCGGTGAAGAAAAAGTGGCGTATCGCAGGAGCCGATGTGGTTTCCGGTGAAGGGCTTTGGCAAAAGAACATACTCAAGTTCCGCAATATCAATGGTGACTCGTTGTCCGGCGGAGGCATGTCGTTGGGGTTCGTTCGCTTAGGGCATAGCATGGGTGTCGGAGTCCGAACCACAGATGCCGCTTTGATGCTTCTAAACGACATCGGAAAATCGCTTCCGGGTGCAGATCTCATTTCCTATGAAAGCACCATTGAACCAACGAGGAAAGACACTGGCTTGTATGACTACGGCGACACAGTGGCTACTTTGGGTTATATCACACGGTTCAAGAATGAAATGGCTCTTTCAGCGGCACTGAACGCCCATCCTTCTTTGCTATCCGGTGTTGATCACAGCAGTGTATTCGTCAGCAGGGATGCAAGAGGAATAGGTGTCCTTGACACAATCCGTTCTTTGTCGCAAATGGACGGGCGACAATTGTTGCTGGATGAAACAGGGCGGATTCTTTACACTGGGAGTGTATTCGTTGGTCGTGATAAGAAGGTGGGTTCATCCAGTGGCCCTCAAACGATTGAGGTTTCTTCAATGCTTGAAATGGCTAACCATGTTATCGTTGAAGGTGATAAAATCGCCGAAAACGAACGAGTTCGTGGTGAAGTCAAGGACTTAGAAAAGGCCAAGAAAATGGGTGGCGAAGGCAACGAAGAAGGATTATTACGCACGGCTACTCAAATTGTTCCGGGGCTGAAAGAACCAAGCCTTGCTTTGCGTATGGCAAAACAATTTATGAATCGCACAGAATCGGGTGCCTCTATGTTGCGAATCGGTGGCCTTGTCAAAGCAAGCCATATCCAGCCCGGTGAAATCATCAATGTTGATTTTTCTAATGAAGGCGTAAAAGGACAGTTTGCTGTATTTGAATCAACGACCAACAGCACCACAGGTTTCACGGATTTGGTGATAGGTCAATATGAAAAGGGCATAGAGGGTATTCTTGCCGATCTGTTGTCCTCCACTGCCGCAACCTCGCAAGAAGACCCATCCCGTTTGAAAGAGCGCACTGAAATATCATTGAGTGGGTCAATCCGTTTGGTTGCCGCCAGCCGTGTGAGAACTCGTCTTGTCAACAACACCCGCCTTATCATCGGCGGTCGCTGGCGAAGCGGTTCCGTGAACACGCCGTTGGGTGCAATTGGACTCAAAGGTGGTGCTACTGGTGTTATCAAGAACGGGGCGATAAACGCTACATCAACGACCGCTGTGGTTGTTGACGGGTTTGATGCGACCACACGCTTTGCGGCAGGGGATAGAGTCTATACTCTCGCTGACGCCTATGTGGGCTTAGTTCAGTCTGTTTCAGCAACGCAAATCACGCTGACGGCCAATAACGCCGTAGCCATCGCTGACAACACGGAATTGAGAGTAAAGACAAAGAGGGCCGACCCTGTGGGTCATTCTAAGTCGGTCTTTTACGAGGTGAGATGATGCCAATACTTGATGGAATAAAAGCAAAATTAGCAGATCACTTACAAACACTTGTCAGCCAAATGAGTCTTGGAACTTCGGGCGGTCAAGCGTCACGAAGGGACAGCGGGACAGGAAATGTAGCCATGACAACAACGCCTGTCGTGCAAAGAGTGGACGACAGAACCATTTCAGCAAATGCAATTTTCACAACGGAAATGATTTCTTCAAACGATGTCAAAGAAGTGGTGTTGCATGGTGCAACCCCCCTTGACAACCCCGCCTTTAGGGCTTCCTTTGTTCCGATCAATAAGAATACAACAAACGAGATTCGTATTGATGTCGTCATGGAGGTGCGATAGTGGGAACAACAGGAATAACAGAAGGGCATGAAAAAACAGGCACAGGGGCGTCTTGGCAAGCCGACGGATTAAGGGATAGCGATGTGCTTTCATCGGCCACACTAACCAATTTCGTGGAGCGAGGAATAGGCAACGGTGTGATCCCAATCAACCTTACTAATTACGGAGCCGACGCTGGGGGTTCTGATCGCAACAACCCCATTGTCGGGAACTGTGTCGTTCGTCCCAACAGTGGCGGAGCAACGAACTCTATTTTCGTTGACGCCGGGGTTGTATGCCTTGATGGTGTTTTTTACAGTGTAGGCAGTGGAACTGCATTTGATATTAACACGAATGCTTACTACAACAGCCGTTTCAATGCTGGTGGTATGGTTTTGCCAAGTGGCTCAAATCAAGAGTGTTGGGTTCTTGTCATTGTTGATCCCGAATTGAATGGGACAAACAACATCGGTCTTGTTTGTGGGCCTATTGTGGATGTCACCACTGGT